TATTTGTTGACGCAGATTACATTGTTTACAAAGCTTGTGCTGGTGCAGAGTCAGAGATTGACTTTGGTGATGATGTAATTGTAGTTGTCAGCAAATTCAGTGATGCATATTCTTCAGTTAAACGTGAGCTAAATAAAATTAGAAACAAGTTCATGTGGGATGTTCCTGAAGTTGTGTTATTCTTTAGTGATAGTACAAACTTTCGTAAGGAAGTAATGCCAGCTTACAAAGGTCATCGTAATCGTAAGAAACCATGTGGTTACAAACGTGTTATCAATGCTCTCAAAAATGAGTATGAAGTAGTAATACTACCAACTCTTGAAGCAGATGATGGTATGGGTATCTACGCTACCAAATATCCTGGTAACATTATCGTCAGTCCCGACAAGGACATGCGACAGATACCTGGGACGCTCTACAACATGGATGAAATCGTGAATGTGGAAGAGTCAGAGGGACTACGCTGGCACCTTATACAGGCGCTTGCAGGGGACCAGACAGATGGTTATAGCGGTGTACCTGGCATAGGAATCAAACGAGCAGTAGCTTTGTTTGAAGACAAAGGCTACACTTGGAAGGCAGTTGTTGATGCATTCGCTGAGAAGGATCTTGGTGAAGATATTGCACTACAAAATGCAAGGCTTGCAAAGATTCTTACTAACGATGATTATGACTGGACAGCAAAACAACCAATCCTTTTCACCCCCTCCTCCGATTATAGAGTTGACAGTGGAACAGGACTTCAAGATAAGAAGGCTTGAAGACTTATTACCTAAAGCTGATAAGACTGATATTATTACTTTATTCATGGCGTTACAACGTCAGAACTTTGCCTTAGCTAACACCGTATCCAACCTAGTTAAACAATGGCCGAATCACCTGCCTACTACACAAGAGGCACCATCGAATGTTGGGATTTCATCAGAGACCAACAACTAAATTACCATTTAGGTAATGCAGTTAAGTACATCTGCCGTGCTGGTCATAAAGATAGCGCAGAATCTGATCTTAAAAAAGCAATTCACTATCTAGAAAATGAGTTATCCCACCTTACTACAACAAGCCCAAGAGTTCCGGTCCGCTTATTCAATCCCGACTGGCAAGAAACAGAGTTTGACTCAGAAGTCTTTGATCGATGAAGAATGGTCAGAGTTTCACGAAGCCTTTCATTTTAAAGATGAAAACGAACAATTAAAAGAGCTTTGTGATCTTGTCTATGTTTGTTACCAGTTTGCTGCTAATGAAGGATGGAATCTAGATGAAGCAATGGATCGTGTCCATAAATCAAACATGTCCAAACTAAATGAAAATGGACAACCTATTTACCGTGAAGACGGTAAGGTCTTAAAGGGACCGAATTACAAACCACCAAACCTTACTGATCTAACTAATGTCTAATTACATCTCACGCACAGGACGTGTTCAATCATGGATCGATGATCCTACTCATCGCTTACCCGTATCATGCACGGTTATGGTCGTGGAAAACGAAATGGAGGGGCCAAATGGTATCGAAGCCAGCTGGCGCTTCGCTAGTCACGCCCTACGCTATGGAGCGGGTTGTGCTATCCATCTCGATAAACTTGACCCCAAAGGTTATGTGCGTAAGTCAGGTGTAACAGCTTCTGGTCCTGTAAGTTTTGGTAAAATTTATAGTAGTTTAAATGAAATACTTCGTAGAGGTGGGGTGTACAAAAATGGTGCGATTGTTCTCCATATTTCTCTCAATCACCCCGATGCTCTTGACTTCATTACTACTCCTAGATCCGAGTTACCTTGGGTCAAACGTTGCATCAACATCACAGATGAGTGGTGGCAAGATTGTACGTTCAAAGAACAATTACTATTCGGAATTAAATCCGGTGACATCTGGTTAAACAAAGTAAAATATGACAATGAAGGAAACCGCATCAGAGGTAACGTCTGTCTCGAAGTATACCTGCCATCACGAGGCACCTGTTTACTACAGCATATCAATCTTGGAGCCTGTGAGTTCGACGACATCCCACGAGCATTTGTTGAAGGTATGTCCGAATTGTGCAGCCTACATAGCAGGACAGCTGTCGGAGATTCTGGAGAATACCTCCCGCCTGAAGTTGATAGACAAGTGGGACTCGGAATGCTTGGTCTCGCAAACCTCTTACGGCGGTACGGAGTAACATACGAACAATTTGGAAGGGCGTTAGATCAATATAACAACAATGAATCCATACGCTCTGCATCTTATGAACTTGTCTTACAGATTGCTTCAGGAATTAATCAAGCAGCCACAATCGCTCGCGAGTATAATATGGTTCGAGCCTTTGCTATCGCTCCAACCGCCAGTTGCAGTTATCGAAGCGTGGATCTGGATGGCTATACTTGCACACCAGAAATCGCTCCACCTATCTCGCAGACAGTCGATCGCGACTCGGGTACTTTCGGAGTACAAACTTACAACTATGGCGATGTAGAAATTGCTAGTAATGTAGGATGGGATAATTATAAAAGAGTTGCAGATGGCATTATGACAATGCTTGACGCCACAGGACTTCTTCATGGATACAGTTTCAACTCTTGGAGTGATTCAGTAACCTACGATAATGAATTCGTAGAAGAGTGGCTTAGGTCTCCGCAAACAAGCCTCTATTACAGCTTACAAGTGATGAGTGATACACAAGATAAATCTAGTGCTTATGCTGCATTAGATGAATCAGAAGTGGATAACTACTTAGAGGACATTTTAAATGAAGAACTTACATGTGATTGCCAAGAATGAACCCTTACGAGAAACTGCTAAACAGAAAAAGAAAATGGACACCAGTACAGACAACTGCCGGATCATGCAAGGCAGGGGCGGAAGCCGCGGTACACCGTGCTCTTGCGTTGCGACATATGGAACTACCTGTGGGAGATTTTATCCGTGATGGATTGGCTACCGACGTACCAAAACTATCGCGGGAGTTATTGGAATCAAATGTCACCGACGAGGAAAATCACGACCTGGCACTTGGTTACATTGCCAATGCTTACGGGGTTGACAAAAAAGCTGAAGCGGAAGCTATCAGGCTCAGGGATGCTTGGACTGCGCATCCTGATCATACGATCCTCAAAGCGATGGTTGCCGAACGTGCGGTGTTCTTCGTTCTTCTACCATTCATGCGCTTTAATGGTGACGCTGGAATGCGAACAGTCAGTGCGGATATAAGCAGAGATGAACAGATTCACGTTGCTGCCAATAGTATTGTTTGTCGGGAGCTGGGGCTTACTGTCAGCCCTAGTCTTGATAAACTCCGCAAGGCAACTATCAACTGGGTAATGCAACCCCTAGGTATTAATACTACCGATAAATATTTAGATAAAAAATTTTGGCTGGATTCTAGTGATCGCTTAATGTATGAAGGCAAAGCTCCAGAGCTTTCCGCAACTAAAGCAGCACGAATGCCAGCATTCTTTGAGCATAGCAATGTCAATCTCCCCCAATACGCTTGAAGTCTTAGGGATGAATTCCCGTGGTCTTGTAGCTGCATTAGAAGAATCATTCCCACCAACTAACCCTAACCCTGAAGATACAATGGAAAAAATTATGTTTAGATCCGGGCAACGTAGTGTTGTGGAATGGATTATTAATTATATGGAGGAAAACTAATGGCTTTATCAGCAAAAGATTACATGTCGCGGATTGGCCGCACTCCTGAGCAACAAAAATACTTTGATGCCAGTGGTAATGTTAACTCTAAATATTCGTCATCAGCATCACAACAAAACCCTAAACCTATTTATAGTTTCACACCCAAAACTGCAAAAAGAGGTGGTGGGTTTACGTATGGTAATACAGTTAACGTTTATAAAAAAGATAAACCAGTTGCTGCAGCCCCCGCTCAAGCTGCACCAGCACCAGCACCAGCACCAGCTCCAACCCCTCCAGTAATAAATAACCCATATACAGAGCAGATTGATGCCCTGAACGAAAAAATTAACACCCTTGCTAACACCCAACAACACCCACCCCCAACAAAAAAAACAACCCCACAAAAAAAAAAAACAAAAACAAAAACAAAAAAACAACCACCCCCACCCCCCCCCCCACCCCCCCCCACCCCCCTCACCCCCCCCCCCCTGGGTTTT